TTTAATCTTGGCTATCTGATCTTCACTCTTTGTATAAACAACTCTCTTGATTCCGCAAAAGCGAAGCACCTGCTCACACATGGGGCAAGGCTTCGACATCCGGAACTTTCCTTCGCGGTTTGTTCTGCAAACATATAGAGTTGCGCCCTGTGTGGTGGATCGATCCAAACCAAGTATTGCACCAAGTTCGGCGTGATGTGTGGCGTGGCCGCGGTCGCGAACGTTCCGGAACCTGTTACCAAACCTCTTGTGTTGTGACTTGTTATAAGAAGTGTTAAGCACGGAGCCCCCTTTAACCAAGACGGCTCCGTGCTTAAATGTATCATGCTGGCTTTGCTGCGCGGCCCTCTTCGCTAAGTTCAAATAGTTTCTAGTCTTATTCGAAGTCTTCATTCTTAAATGATACCAGACATCACAGTGATTGTCAAGTTTTATTTATGGTGAAGCTTCAACCGTGGTATCGACTTCACCATCGATTTGATAGAAGTCATCTGCATTACCGGTCTTGCTCTCGAACTTAAGGATAACCTCTTCATCCATGAGTTGAAGCACGCGCTTGCGAAACTTCTCATCCTGTAACTTATCTAGCCACGTTGCCTTCTGAAACTTCTCTACGGCACCATCCTCGTAATGAAGACTAAACCATGCGCCGGCATTCGTGAGGTGCTCTGAAGACTTGATCGCCTCAAACCAGGACTCTTCGTCCTGAATGGCCACATCCTCACCACCCCACACAATCTTAAATGTGCAGACTCGCCCTTGCGTTCCGAATCGAGACTTCTCAATTTTAGCTTTCACCTCAGAACCAACTCGGAAACCCTTTTCATCAGTGATGAAGCTGGCCTTCGCCTTGCGGCCTGTTAGCCACACTCGCAAAGAATAAGAATAATTCAAAGCCTTACCACCAGGGGTGAAATACGGTGTCGTCATCGCCTCCGCAATGTTGGAAGTAATGTTGGTCTTCAATTGATTCAGAATCAATAGCGTCGAAGAACTATTTGCAATTGGCTGTACAAGCTTAGAGAGCCCTTTGGACAGAATCCTAGGCTTCACCGCCATGCTGGACAATGGATTAAAATCTCCTTCGATATCCGACTTGCTTGGGGTGAGAGCGAGGCTGTCCCAGATAAAAAGGAACTGGTTCCCCGTTCCGAGAAGTTCCTCGATATACTCCAACACAGCCTCAACACTTGTAGCTTGGACGTATAGGACGTTGTCCACGTCACAGCCGGCCTTTACAAGAAAAGAGGAGTCCAAGGCTGACTCGGAATCAAAGTAGACTACATCAATGCCCATCTTTTGAGCATTCGCCGCAATCTGCGACGCCATGTATGATTTACCAGTTGACTCCAAGCCGGCAATCTCTGCAATCTTTCCCATGGGAATGCCTGCGGACTTGCCGCGGCAAATGATCGAGTCAAGCCAACGAGAACCTGTGGGGATCCACTCCTTCACATCTGTGGGATTGTCTTCGTTCAAGTTGTAGGCAACGCTTCCGCCTGCCTTCTTGTTGAGAAGCTTCCGCATTTCTGCAATGCTAATTTTTCCGTTGTCAGCCATTGATCGTCAGTTCTCCGATGCTGGTAGAAACGGTTGTGCTCCAGCCAAGGAAGAGATCCTCAGGGCTTGTCATGATGTTCTCCACCGTAGTGGTCACAGAGGCCTCAAATGTTAGGAACCCGCGCTTGTAATCATATTGTTCTAGAGTGGTATCTAAGAAACCAAGCTCGTAAAAATTCTCACCAATAGTCTGGGCGACAAAGTGCTCGAAGCCGGAACCATCGCGCCCGTAATCCTCTAGAAAATCTTGACCACGCATATCGTTAATGGCCTCATTGTCAAACCCGCTCTGACAAATAACTCTGGCAACAGTGCTGGCAAAGTCGGTGTCGTTTAGCGCATTGTCGAAGTGACCGTCATAAGCGTGAATCACATCGGCGCCTGCCTCAAACTTGAGTGTGATCTCGAAATCATCGGCCAAAGCGGCCTCTCGTAACTTGTTCTGTAAACTCATCTTTCTCCTTTTAGAAATGTTGAGACATCTATAACCCCATGCCTCCCTGCGGGTATTACGTCCTAGCCCAATAGCTCGTTAAACGCATCCTCTACCGAAGAGGGTTGCGTTCCAGTCGCGGTGGGACCCGAAGTGTACTTCGTGGTCTCGGACGACTGCGACTCTGCCGACTGGTCAGTAGACAGGAACTCGTCCAGAAGAGTGCCGACCTCGGCCGCAGTCTTCCGCTCAAAGAGTTCATCAAAGTTCGGAATCGAATCCAACCAGTCAGACGTGTTGGTCTCCTCCTCGGAGAGGAGAGAGGGTCGACGACGAGGAGTGATATCGGTCTTGGGGTAAGACGCGCCCGCGGGCTTGTCATACTTAATAACCAAATCAGTGCCGGCTTCGGGGTCAGTGATATCACCGTAGTCCGGATTGAGAACCAAGTTCAAGAGGGTCTGATAAACCATCTTGCCGTAACCCCAGACCTGAACTCCCTTATCCTCCTGTCCGCGGACAATCACGGGAGAGAAGAACCTTTGGCGAGCCATGAGGTTCTTGGCCATCTTGATGGACTCCTCGTCTCCCTCGTTAAAGAGGTTCCGAATGAAGGAATCTAGCGGATCATCTTCTCCGAAGTTCTTCTTCGGAGACAAGAAACCAGGGTTCTTGCCAACGTTGTAGTGGAAAAAGAATTCCTTGAAGGGATCGCCATCCTCAGTAGGTAGGATGCGAATCGTCGTGTCCGACCCTTCCTCGGGTCGCCAGAAGTTGCCACGGTTTCCGCCGCGACTTTCGAGGGCAGTCTTCTTGTCCCTCATCTTGTCCATATTAATAGCCATGTAGTTTTCTCCTTTTTTAAGCTAAAGTATGATTGGCCAATTTCCCAACCATCTGTGTAACAGTTTATCAAAAATAAGCTGCTTTGTCAAGAACTATTTACTCTTTTTTTAATTGAATTTGAGAAGTGTATGCTTTGCAGAATACGTAGTCGTGTTCGTACTCTGTGGGGAAGACCCCATAAGATACTCGTGTGTTTTCTTGAATTTTCGATTTTACCTGATTCTTTATTTTCTTTATCAGAGTGCCGTCCTCTTCCAGTCGTTTCTTATTGATAGCATAATAATAACACCTCTCTCTCGTTAAGTCAAGAGAATAAAATAAATTCTCTTCACCACTCTCAAGGTCCGCAATCCCAAAGGTGGCAATCCGATTGCACTCCTGAGGTCTTTGTAAAGATCCGATCAAAGGGTTTGAATTCTCAAAGACATTTATCATGTGAAGGGTGGAAACAATTATATCATTAAGAGAGTCATAGTATTTTGTAACAGGAATATCTCCCAAGAAATTCTCAACAATGGCGTTGTCCACCAGATAGATTCGGTTAAGGGCCGCGGAGCGGGCATACTCTTGCAAGACTCCCCTTAGGAGGCGCTCTTTAAGCTCTCCTTCAACGTTGAGAAGCTCGACATCTGGGCGCATATATAAGACGCTTGGAGAATATCTTTTAAGTTGCTCCAAAACCCACAAGGTTGCGCCTGGTGTATCTCCGGATCCAGCGACAGCGAAGCAAACTTCCTCTGTAATATTTCTAAAATAGTCTTTCAAATCGTAGGTGTGATCTTCGTACTCTTGAAAGCTATCTTGTTTCTTTAATTGAAAGTAATTTAACTGTTCCGTATAAATATCGCTATCAATTTTGTAGGTTTTATATTGTTCGTGTTCACCGAACCTGTCAACAATACCGCAGCCGGCGGAGCCTAGACCTACAATGTTCATTTTTCTACCACTTCCTCCAAGATAGTTCTTTGTTTGAAAGAGCCTCGGGAAGCAGCCTTGGTTTGTCGTGCTGTTTCTACCTCGTAAGGATCAAGACCACAGTGTACGAGGATGGCTTCTATTACTTCTAAAATATCAGCCATCTCTTCATCGCAAGGAACTTCCTTGAATTCCTCGATCTCTTCGTTCAGTTTTTCCCACAACTTCTGTTCATACTCATCTGGAGATGCTGTATGGTGTGAAGACCTCTTCCCCATCCTTTCTAGGATTTCAGGAATTTTGTCCCTCACAAGTTTGTTATAAATCATATTTTTTCATTTCTCCAAAGTTCTTCCCAATGTTCAAGTTAACCCCGTAAGCACCCAGTTCCGTATTCCTGAAGCAGGCGTATATCTCTTTGATGAGGTGTTGATCGGTCGCGGCGAAGTCAATCACCAGACTATCATGCATCGGAAATGCTATAAATGATTTGTTTCCTTTTAGTATTTTATCAATTTTTAGCATTTGTTTAAGCAATAAATCACTTGTCGTGCTCTGAATGATATAATTTAGAGCGTGGTGGTGGTCAGAGGGAATGGTCCTGTCAAAGAAAGTTGTGACCTGCTCACCAGTGAAATACTTTTTAACCACAGACTTGCGATCGTAAGTTTGTTCAAGAAGATAATCTTTCGCCTCTGGATTGTAAAGCCAAGCAAATACTCTCTTCTTTGCTTCTTCCCGCGTCCCCTTCCCTCCAAAAACATTCTTAATGTTCCACTCATGCAGGTCTTCCTGCGGTTGTTCGAGTCCCGAGAGGGCTAGCAACGTCCTTAACTCCGCTGCGTTGAAGTCCAATTCAACAAAGCAGTCATTTTTTGGTCGGAGAACCTTCCTGTATGTTTTATCCATCGTCATTATGGGAAAACTGCTCTTCTTGGTAGAAAGGCGTCCCGTCTTCGTTCCAAACAAATTGAAATCGATATAATTGTTGGTGCGCGACAGCTTATTGATAAACTGGCGCACTTTAAACTCATGAATGCGATTCTTCAAGGCATCTGGGTCGATGTCGAGGTAATTTTGTCGAATTTTTGTTAGGATCGCGCCCGTTCCAACCAAAAAGTCATGATTTTTAGGTTTTTCATAGTTTTCAAAGACATATTCGCTTATCTTGTTCTTTGTCTCACAGAAATCAAGCAGAAAGCGCTCTGGTACAAGGTCGAAGAAGCAGTTATCCAACAAAGAGACCTTGGATTCTCGAAAAGAGGTGAGGAATGCCTTCAATTTTGCACTTTTTTGGTGCCATTCGTCGATAAGATGCTCGGGACACACCTGATCCAGTGTCTGGCCCCCGCAAT